CTCCCGTCGGTGTCATATACTTTCCATTGATCTGTAGTTAAGTTTACTCCTGTCCAGGTTAATAACCTTTCAACTATCTTCTCTGCTTTAGAAGAAGACTCCCACCACGCAACGGCAGTTGGAAACATTGTTCCCGTAACTTCTTTGTATGCCCCAGACACGAAACCATCTGCCGGGCCTTCGTCTATGAAGTGAATCAATTGCCGAAGTGCTTTATGTTGTGTGGTGGTTATCCCTCCGCCAGCTATTAGCTGGGATAGTGTTTGTTCGGATTCCTCTACGGCATCCTTAAAGATCATGTTACCCGAAGAATCTCGGGTAACATAAACTAACTCGTCTCTTGTAGTTGACGGATTCGGTTGCTGGATAAAGATACCAGCTACCGAAGGAGCATCGTCATTGGCGTTGGCAACACCGGGAAACCCAAAATCGTCCTCAGTACCCCCTTCACTGGGGGACTCATTCTTGAGAAACTGAACACGATCTTTGGGTACCGGCACTGTAAATTACTCCTTAGCCAACTTTACCGAGATATTGTGGCTCGATAACGATGTCTGGAGTACCGGTATCGTCAAAGACCTTACCAATAACCATTCTGTGAGTTCCCGATCCTGTTGGAAGGGTAACTGTCAGACCATTAGTGGAGTTCAAGTAAACCAAATCTCCTCCAGAAGGTGAACCACCGACTGTTACATCTTCCATCTTACCGTCTTGTTGGATACGCACTGTCTCGCCCTGTGCCTTGGTTTCCAAAGCTACACCACAAAACCTACGAGTATTGTTATCTGTGTTGTCACAGGGTAGCACTGTCCCATTCGCTAAAATGAAAACGGGATCACCTTTAGTGACTCCTCCAGAACCTACGGTAGCGTCAAACTCCGAATGATCGGAAATTAACGTCGAGAATCCAAAGGTCGATGCAGATGCTGCTCTCAGTACATCACCAGCTGTTAACCCAGAAACACTGTGGTCTCCTCCATCCAGTACATGGGATTGGGCATGATGGTCATCAGTTCCTTGACCAGTGAGGACACTGTGAGCAAGAGAACTATCACCATGGGTATGTGATTGAGCATGATGGTCATCAACGCCTGGACTCGTAAGATCACCGTGAGCATGAGTATGATCACTGTCGGACTTTACATCATGGGTATGATACGCATCAGCATCACTGGATACACCAGCGGTCATAACCCCCAAGGCTGTGTGAGTTACATTCGCACTAACTGCGCTCCCATTGATCTCAAATGTAGAAGGTACTCCTTTAACTGATGCCCCAGTACCAGCACCGCCAACATCAAGACCAACAGTAGACCCATCGAGATCAAGACCTATACCATCGGCAAGGCGATCAATACCTCCTGTGGGTGAAACTCGCACACGGAGCTTACCAGATGCACTATCAACGGAAAACTCTAAACCAGAAGAGCCACCCGCTTCCCCAGCACCCGCACCATCTGCGGCAGTATCCAAGTCAACCTTAACTGAGGTTACGTTTTGGATAAGACCTTGATCGTAATTCCAGCCTGGTGCTCCTGAGAAGAGAACCCATACATTCTCCGTTGTATCGACGGTAACTACGTCGGTTGCACAAGACCAACCAGTGCTTGCGCCTAATGTTCCTTCAGTGACTAACACATAAGTTCCATAATGAAACTCTGAGCTTGAAGCCTCGTCACAATCAGTGGTACGAGTCAATTCAAACTTCGTGCTCCCATCGTCTCCTAAAGCAGTAACTTTGTAGATACCATTATCTACGTCAGGCGTTGTATCATCGCCTCCCCCATTAGAATAGAATACGCGATCATTGACTTCGAGAAGGACACCGTCAATGGTATTGGACGCGGAGTCAGAGGTCCATGCGGTAAGAGTCTTACCAACACCAGAACCAGTAGCGTCTAAGCCTGAACCGTAACGAGTAGTTCCACCGCTATTTATGCCATAGGCGGCTTTCATATCCGCAGAAGCGTTGGTAATTTTAGCAATTCCCTTCTTACCTTTAATAGTCCCGTCAAGCTGTAAATTGTTCCCCCAAATCCCTCCTCGAGAGGCGACATTCGAACCGTAGACCGTGTTGATTGTGTTTACAAAATTGGCAATATTTCCTGGATTAGTCTGCGTAATGAAGGTAGGACTTACGTCGTCATCCATTTGGATATAAAGAGATGCAGTACCTGAATCCATACTACCAGAGCCGCCGTAGCCAACAATTGTTGCAACTTTACCTAGAGCTTCATCAGTCTTTACAACCACCGGATCATGCAGGTCTAACCCAGCCGCAATAGCGTCTGCATACTCTTTGTTTACTATATGATGCGGTTCAGTCGGTATTGGAACATTGGAAATTTGGTTGTCAAGAACATCCAACGAACCATTGACAGAAGCACCTCCAGTTCCTGCTGTTACTGAAAGTGCAGAAATTTCGTCTGCAGACGAGTCAAGTTCGGCTTGATACCCGTCAGCATCAAACTTAAAAAACTTAACTTGAGCCATACTGTTTCCTCCTTAAAAGATTTAGCACTTCGCTAGTAAGAATGAGGAACCAAAGACCTAAGTGATCTCCGGTTCCTCTACTATGCCTTAGCCAATCTTACCAAGATATTGTGGCTCGATAACCAAATCAGGAGTACTTGTGTCATCAAAGACCTTACCAATAACCATTCTGTGAGTTCCCGATCCTGTTGGAAGGGTAACTGTCAGACCATTAGTGGAGTTCAAGTAAACCAAATCTCCCCCAGAAGGTGAACCGCCGATTGTTACGTCAGTCAATTTACCATCTTGTTGGATACGTACTGTCTCAGTTTGCGCCTTTGTTTCAAGAGCAACACCACAAAACCGACGGGTGTTGTTGTTGGTGTTATCGCAAGGTAACACTGTTCCATTGGCTGAAAGATAAACAGGATCACCTTTAGTAACTCCTCCGGTTCCAGCAGTAGCTTCAAACTCTGCATGATCGGATACTGGTGTTGAGAATCCAAAAGTGGTTGCCCCAGATGCAGTCAGAACATCACCAGCCGTCAAGCCAGTAACTGAGTGATCTCCACCATCAAGCGCATGCTCCTGGGCATGATGGTCATCAGTTCCTTGCCCAGTGAGGACACTGTGAGCAAGAGAACTATCACTGTGGTCATGGGATTTGGCATGGTGATCGTCAGTTCCTTGGTCTGTAAGGGTACTGTGAGCATGCGTATGATCACTGTCGGACTTTCCATCGTGGGTATGATAGGCATCGGCATCGCTAGATGCACCAGCAGTCAAAACTCCCAGGGCTGTGTGAGTTACATTCGCACTAACTGCACTCTCATTGATCTCGAATGTAGAAGGTACTCCTTTAACTGATACACCTTCTCCAGCTCCACCGCTATCTAGCTGAAGAGTTGTCCCATCTAGATCAAGACCTATACCGTCTGCCAATCGATCAATGCCACCAGTAGATGATACGCGAACACGAAGCTGGCCAGATGCGGTGTCAACGTCAAACTCCAAACCAGAAGAACCACCGCCAGCGCCTGTGGTAGCCGCGTCGGCATTGGTATCCAAAGAGACTTGGACCGAGCTAACATCTTTTATAAGACCTTGATCATACGTAATACCAGGTGCCCCTGAGAACTGAGCCCACAAGTTTGCCGTGGTATCTACCGCAACCATATCGGTTGCACAAGACCAACCGGTGCCTTCGTTTACTGTTCCGGCAGTAACAAATACATAAGTTCCGTTATGGAACTCGGTATCTGATACTTCGTCGCAGTCGGTAGCGCGGGTCAGTTGCATCGTGGTACTTGAAAAAACTGCAACCCGAGTTACGGTGTAGATACCATTGTCAACGTGAGCGGCAACACCATTCTCGTTAGAAACGAGTACACGATCTCCAACTTCAACATTTTGACCGTCTATGAGGTTCCAATCAAGTCCTGTGCCTGGAGAGGTGAGAGTTTTTCCAACACCAGAACCTGCTGCATTCATACCTACCCCAGACACGTCTGCGTTATTCACGATACCCGTCTGCGTGGTGATGTTAGCGTCAACATTCTGTGTTTGAATCCTTGCACTGGAACCGTAGAATAAACTCCTCAATTTAACGCTGTCACCGGCAGCAGAGGCAATTGACGCACCATACTGTGTGTTAATCGCATTCTTGGCAGCGATAATAGTTGTCTCATTGTTAAAGGTAATGGTGGTCCAACTTGCATCAGAATCAATTTTTATGTCCATCGACTCTGTGCCAAGAGATATAGTTGGACCAAGACCAGAGCCGTCAAGCTCTGCCTGCTCACCTATACCTACGGCTGTTTTGAGTCTGACTGATACGTGTGGATCTAGACCTTGAGCAACAGCGTCTACATACGCTTTATTTACTCCATGATCTAGATTGGTCGGTGCTGCAACGCCTGAGATGAACTCATCGTTCATCTCCAACGAACCATTGACAGTAACTCCCCCAGTTCCTGCTGTTATTGAAAGTGCGGTAATATCGTCCGTAGACGGATTTTGTTCTACTTGATACCCGTCGGTATCAAACTTAAAAAGTTTAACTTGAGCCATCGTTTCTCTCCTTTAAAGATTATGGCAATTTAACAATTTGACAGAAGTAACTGCGAGGAGCCTGATTAACAGACTCCCCGCTAGTTAAACCTTAGCCAATCTTCCCAAGGTATTGAGGTTCGATGACCACGTCAGGTGTTCCCGACGCATCAAAAATCTTACCAATAACCATTCTGTGAGTTCCCGATCCTGTTGGGAGAGTAACCGTCAATCCGGTAGATCCTAGATAAACATAATCGCCGCCGACAGGTGATCCACCAACCGTTACATCAACCAATTTGCCGTCCTGCTGAACACGGACTGTCTCAGTCTGGGCTTTGGTTTCGAGAGCAACACCACAATACTTTCGAGTGTTGTTGTTGGTGTTGGAGCATGGGAGAACTATCCCATTAGCTGAGATGTAGACAGGATCACCTTTCGTAACCCCACCCGTTCCTGCAGTTGCATCAAACTCCGTGTGGTCGGATACTGGTGTTGCGAATCCAAAGGTTGTAGAGGTTAAAGCCGTTAGCACATCGCCAGCGGTCAATCCAGTAACTGTGTGATCTCCACCATCAAGTGCATGTGCCTGAGCATGGTGATCGTCGGTACCCTGTCCGGTTGTATCACTGTGAGCAACCGTGCCAGATCCATCCACACCATTATGCGCATGAGACTGCGCATGGTGATCGTCCGTCCCCTGGCTGGTAGTGCTCGCATGGGTATGCGTATGACCAGTGTTAGACTTTCCATCGTGGGTATGCAGAGCGTCCGCATCCGAGGATACTCCCGCTACCAAAGTGTCTACGTTGGCTGCGGTTACATTCGCGCTAACGGCATTTCCGTTAATCTCGAACAAGCTCGGGAGGCCCTTAACCGACACACCAGAACCTGCACCACCGGCATCTAACTGTAGAGTCGTTCCGTCGAGGTCGAGGCCAATACCATCAGCTAGGCGGTCAATACCACCAGTGGGTGATACGCGAACTCGAATCTTACCGGAAGCCGTATCAACATCAAACTCCAAACCAGAGGAACCACCGGCAGCTCCAGAAGTTGCAGCGTCTGCAGCAGTGTCCAGTTCTACCTGAACTGATGCAGCAACCTTCACCAAACCTTGATCGAAAGTGAGGCCAGGTGCTCCTGAGAACTGTGTCCATTTGTTGGCTGTGGTGTCTACAGTAACCACGTCAGTTACGCAAGTCCAACCAGTATTCTCATAGGCTGTTCCAGCAGTAACAAATACATAAGTTCCGTTGTGGAACTCAGTTGAGGAAGCCACATCGCAATCCGTGGTACGAGTCAGCTCTAGTGCTGTACTTCCGTCGTCCCCAAGAGCTGTGACTTCGTAGAGGCCATTGTCTACATCTGCCACCGTATCGTATCCTGCCTCGCAAGAAACGAGAACGCGATCTCCAACTGACAGATACGAGGTGTCGATGGTGTTGTAAGAGCTGGAAGAGGTAGGAGCGGTGAGGGTCTTACCAACACCAGCACCAGCAGCGGTAAATCCAACGCCACTTACATCTTGGTCGTTTTGAATACCTATCCTTGTCGTGGTTTCTGTTTGTACATTTTGTGTCTCAACTTGGGAATTTTTGCCGTAGATCAAACTCTTTAAGTCAATGTTGTTTCCATTGACAAAAGCCACGGTAGCACCGTACTCGGAGTTGATAAACGCTGCGCAGGCAGCCATATCGGCAGGATTGTTCCAAGTAATAGTCGTCCAACTTGCCTCACCGTCAAGCCTAAAATCGAATGAGGATGAGGTAGGCATAGTACCAGTACCGCCAGATCCAGCGAGGGTAATCTGCGTCCCAAGGCCATCCGTTGTTTTGGCAATAACACCTTCGTGTACATCTAGCCCCTGGGCAACTGCGTCTACATACGCTTTGTTTACACCATGGTCAGGATCAGTCGGTGTCGGAACACTGACTATCTGATTGTCAAGCATATCCAAAGGACCGTTGACGGAGATTCCTCCAGTTCCAACAGTCAAGGACAATACTGAAATATCATCCGTAGTCGGATCGTGCTCAACTTGATATCCGTCAGTGTCAAATTTGAATAATTTAATCTGGGCCATGGTGAACTCTCCTTAAAGGTGGTTGTAGATTCTAGTTACCCCGCCTGGGCAGTGGCCCAGGAGGTAACAGAATCCCCGATTCTGAATCAAACGAGTATTGCCCCACCTCTGCAAGTGGGATGTTGAACTTCCTTGCTACATCTTTCTGCACTTCAGCAAATTCTATCCTCTGCTTCTGTAGCTCTCTTGCGGCTTCTTTCTCCGCTTGCATATGTAAAGCTACAGCTCTGTGCTCCGGTTCCGACAGTAATTGAGCCAACTTAACCGAGACCAGTTTTAACTTAGAGTTTGCTGCGTCGTACTCAGCAAATTCTGATCTCATCCTATGATACAGCATACCTTTGAGACGCATTGGTGCATTGTCTGCCAATGATTGCTTTGACTTCTTAGCCTTCTGGTCATTAGAAACAGCTTTATCCACTTCCTTCTTAACTGGATTCTTCACTATACGTTTCTTTACTACTTTTTTTGCTGTTTTCTTTGCTACCATTTTACTCTCCTTTTTGGTTTGTCCACCGTTTATGCCCTCAAAATTAGAGGGTGTTCGATTTTGACTGCTATATCTTCACTTGATGCAGCCCTTGCTACTACTTGAACGAATTTAATTCCAGACACTGGTCTAACAGGGACCATAGCAGTAATTTTTCCATCATCTCCAATGAAGAAACGATCATTAGGAGTCATGCCACTACTGTAATTTTTTATAATTCCGCCAAACTGAACCCAACATTCCGTCAAAGACGACTTTCTGGAAATTATTCCAAAAGCTGGCATTTTGATTTTGTCTGTAATGTCTACAGTAGTCACTTGATATAAACTCCCAACTTTGTCCGAAGACACATAAACTGCATTCCCTACAACATCTGTATCAAGGCAATTTGCCTTAAAGAGTTGTATCCCCGATGCTCCTGCACCTCCGCTGCCTGGGTACTGTAAGTACATAGACGCTCCATTAGCTCTAAACTAGAGCGACTAGTATACTAGCCCAACAATTGAATACGCAGCGGTCCCTCCATTTCCACGTAAGCGGCATCTATGACACATAATATCGAAATCCATAGTTGTGTCTGTAGCTATTGCAAACCACTCTCTACCATTATTGAAGCTAACCTCTAAGAGGTTGCCACCAGAAGCTTCCGCATTGGTGACCTTCACTTGTCCTGTAGATTGGCGATTGCGATTTGCCCCCCGATCAAAACTAATCTCTATACCAGCAGGAGTAGAGCTACCATCGGGAGCTGTGCCGTTACCATTCGACGGATGAACTGCCTTACCAGGCTTCATCATCATAATCCTCCTATGTTAGCCCCGAGTAAAATAAAGGTGGGAGGGGCAAGTGTAGATATCACAAGGCCGAGCATCGTTAGATGCTGGTATTTCAGATATTGTTGCAATCCCCCTTTAGTATGAGGGCCTGCTGGGTGCAGCCGGAATATTTGGTTCAGTTGTCAGGGTCTTCACATTGGCTTCGAGTGCCGTCTCAGCAGCGGTCGCAACTACAACCACAGCTGCATGGTCAGCCGAACCCTTGATGCCAGTAATCAGGTCACCCAACACACCAAGAAGCGCATTGTAGTTAGTGATCAGCTGGGCCACTTCTTCAGACCCGAGGTCTTTTATGACCCTTTGGGTAGATAGAGTTGCCATAAAATTCTCCTTATTTCCTCTTTACCGGCCTTTTAACCGGAATTCTTGTTTTTGTTTCAGGCTGATCCTTCTCCACTGGTTCAGCAACCTCTTTCTTTATCACTTCAAGTTTTTTCGACTCTTCTTTTTGTGGAACAGACTCTACCTTAGCGGTATCGTCAAAATTTTTCGGAGCCGGTGGAGTAGACTCTACCTTCACGGTGTCATCAACTTTTTTTGTAGTCGGTGGAATAATGACTGAAGAAGGAGCAGGTTTTTGCTCTTCCTCGTTCACTATCTCTGCCAACCCTTTACTTTGCCTTACATAGAACTCAACAATGTCCTTGTTGTTTCCCATGAAAGGAACAAAAGCGATTCCCTCGTGATCGTAAGATAGAACAACGGAGTCAGCCACAACATTGCGGTTCCGCATGGAGCGATGTTTTACTTTGATCATACTAACCTCCTGTTGCGGTCTTGCCTCTTTCAGCTCCATCATCTTATTGATGGATGAATTGAAGTCCTGTCTTGCTTTCGAGACTTGGCCTTGACCCTTTTGTTGTGCTTGCATAAGACAAGACATGCTACATTCGGACGCTCCGTCCGCAACAGGCTTGTCACATACACTGCACTTACTCATCGTGGTATGTAAGGTATGGGGGGCATATGCCCCCCATTACCAAACTAGACCAACTGTCCGATGTTGATCATACGGATCCATTTTTTCGGAGCGAAAAGGAGTGGAGTTCCGTACATCAAGATCATCCAGCGATAAGCAGGAGCAAGCACTGCCAAATCAAGACGCATCAGCGGTGCAAGCTGGCGGAACGTGATGACGTTCGGAGTCAGTTCGCCCATGTACGCGACATTGGTGAATGGTAGCAAGAAGTTGACATCGTCAGGCGATGCACCAGTTGCACCACCAGTCTGAAGCACGCAGGGAACCTGCATAATCAAACTGAACTGAGTAGCAGCTGTTGGAACTGCGCCACCAGAAGCAATCGGAGCAGTACGGTACACCCTGAAATACTCAGGAGGAAAAGCACCGATAGTGGCAGCATTGGTGATCGTAAGATCGATATGCTCGCCAGCATCCTTCTCTACTTGAGTCATCTCATGGTTTGCGACCATGATGGGAGAATGAGCAGATTCACCAAAGCGATTACACGCGGTAACCACAAAGTTGTACTCATTGCTTCCAGCAGGAGCGCCCTTGTTGAAATCACCATCGGTTCCGGTGTCAGCAGCGGTAATAGCCTGCGGTGTAGCAGGAGCATTCGCGTGCGTAGGAGCTGATGGAGGAGAGGGTAACCGACGAATGAAGATGTCGGGGTTGAACTCGATGACTCCAGCTTGGGTAGCCATCGTGTTGATCGCCTGACCGATCTGCCCATTCTGAGGAGCAGGCAGCTGAATCCGCTCACGCGGGTACATGGTCTTGACGAGGTCACTTTGCACACGAGTTCCAAGGAACAAGTCTGTGGGGTAACCATAGTTTTCGATGATAACGTTCGAAGCTTCCTCGATGTCGGCTTCCTGCATGGGCTGACCTTGCAGATCGACAAAAGAAGTAGCATCAATGAGAGCATCGAGACCATCCCATTGCTCAGCCTGACCATCAAAGGCCAGTGAAGAATCAGCAGAGAACAGAGCCTGCTCAACTCTTTCGAGCAGCCACAAAATTCCATTCTGATTTTCGAGTGCAATGATGTCCCCGTGTGCAGGATGGATCAAGGTGGCAGGGTGGGAGACTTCTCGTTGAGTCCCCATAAATTTTACGAGTTGGGTTCGTCTCGCATACTGCGTATCAGTGGCAGGTGGCAATTCACCTTCCTGCGTAAACGCAAAGTGCTGAGGACCGTAGCTCATAAGTTGGTTGTACTCTTCAACAGTCGAGTACGCTGGTGACTTCGGAATTTTTTTCCAAAATTTGATATGGTGGTTAGACCAGGTAACGACCTTCAAACTGGCTTCTAAACTCTCAACTCTGAGAGCCGAACCACCTGTTTGACTGGTTACTTGGTAACCGGCTTCCAATGCTTTGTGCAACTCTTGCATGTCAGCAGCAGGGGCAGAACCGAAACCGTTCAGTCCCTCATACTGACGAAGGGAAATTTGTCCGTACATTTTTATTCTCCTTTCGTCCAGGGGTTACTGAGCGTTCCCACCGGATTGAATGAGTCGGGTGACCTGAGTGTCTAGATCAGGGCGCATTTGACCCGTGGTTTCAAATTTGATGACTTCCGTGGCACTTAATTGTCCCTTCTGTACCAGATCCGACATCACGTCCAGTTTCTGAGCCTTGGTAATGTTCTCTCCAGCAGGACCACCGAAGCTTTTGTTCATTGTCTGAACACCAGCTTGATAACCGCCAGGAAGTGCTACCATCTGACTCTTGGGGGCAGAAGCAGGTTGATTTGCAACTTGCTCTACCTGCTGAATGCTACCAGCAACACCATGACCAATATTGACAACAGCCTCAGCTAAGGATTTGTTGAATTCGCCCTGCTCAGAGAACTTCGCTTCGATAGCCTCATTGACGTGACCGATAATGGCATTGAAGCCCTTCTCAATCATATCAGCGGTACGAGCCTCTAACTCACCCAGGCCCGTTCCGAAAGCTTTGGCAAACTCCTGCAAGAAGTCCGACATCTCCATCGCCTCATTGAGGGTCTGGTTGCCTTCAACAGTGTCTGAAAAGGATTTCGCCATACCGCAGGCTTTGTCTTTTTCAGAGGGATCTGGCTTGTCTTTGTCTTCTTGACTCTTGTTGACATTCAAAGCATGTCGTTCAGCGTCACCCTTGAGGATATTAACTTCCCCAGGAGAAAGAGCCTCGCCCTTGATGATTTTGTCCGCAATGGACTTTCGGGCGGCTTTGTAATCAGTTCCATCTGAGCCGATACTGTCGTCCCAATTGTTACCGATCTTGTTTGTGTCCCCACCGGCCCAAGCTTGACGCTCAGAATTTCCTTTGGTGTGGAACAGTTGTGACTTACTCACATCCTCGCTCGCCTGAGTTCCCTTCGCTAGGGCCTCAAGGTTCCCGAGTGACTTGAAAAAGTCGCTCCCAGGAATTGTTTGGTCCTTTGCCATGACTTTTTCCTCCTTAGTCTGAAAGACCGTTCATTGCAAATACAGCCTTGGCCACTACCCTAGCGTCGGTGCGGTTTAGCTGTCGGTACTCTGAAAGCAGAGATACACATTCTTCAAGCTCTAATGGTTTATCCATTAAAGCCTCCATACTTTTCTTAGTTTTCTCGTTTGACCCAGCCCAATCTAGATCAGTAGGACCTCCTTCAAGACTCTCAACCTGGGAAACTGGACTTCCAGTACCCAAAGCTTTTTCGCTCTTTCCACAAGAGCAAGTCAAATTTTCACAGGCACAAGATTTATCCGTACCCTTCTTCTTCAGGTCCATGTCTTCTTCTCTAATAGACCTACAAGCATTTCCACAACTCTTTGAACAAGGAACAGACTTGTTGGTACTTTCTGGATAAACAACCCCGTGTTCCCCTACGCACCAAAGCTCTATAGGAATTGATGCCAAAGATTTAGCTACATCAAGCCAAGTATTGGTGTTGATGGGAGCTGTAGTAATTGCAATATCTTGAATCCAACATCTGAGGATACGACGACCAGCACGCCGAATAACCTTACCTTGGATAGAAAATCCAAGCTTGCGATCAGATTGGGATGCTAATAATGCATTAGCAAGCTCCCAAATCGCATCAGCAATCTTGTGCTGCTTCCACAGAAAGCCCTTGGTCCACAAACCCTCTTTACGAACAAGGCAATCCGTTGGTTGGCCTACTTTATTGTCGAATCCTGGTTTGTGATCGTTGTTGTAATATCCATATTTGAGGAAGTAAGTTGAATCGACCCCACGTTGCTCCACCACCTCATTTTGGAGATCATTGTCTATAGTAGACGCGATTCCCTCAATTCCCCTACGACCTGATTCTTTTTCTTCCTTCTTAGCTTTTGCAAGCTCCATCGGAAGCCAAAAATCAAAATCGTCATTCGCTATGAGATCAATCATATTTCCTCAAACAAAAAAAGGGAGAACGGCTATTGCCACTCTCCCTTTATGGAGCATCTTCAAATTGTCGAAATCAGTAGGATCTTATATCCTACACACGAATATGGTCAATACCAATTCTGGAATTACTTGTCAACAAAAATTAACAAAAATATCGGGTAGATACCTCAATTCTGGAATTAGTCAATGATCCTAACTATTTGAGATCCAAATTATACAGAAAAAGTTTCGGATTCCTGGACTTTTTCAAAGAGTTAGAGTCTATTGAGATAGGAATTGGAAGCTCTACTCCGCAGCCCTTACAGACGACAAAAGATTCCCCGTCTTTGAAGACGACAATCTTAGTACGCAGCTTTGTAATTCCATTTCTCGACTTGAGAACTACCTCTCCACATCTACAAGTAAGAAGGTGGTTCACAAGGACACCTCTGCATGAGACTCCCCGCTCATGGGAGGTTTCTTCGTTCCGCCGATCAGTCCAATCCTAGCGATGTCTTCAAACTGAGCATCCTCAGCTTTCTTTTGATAAGCATCCCAATGAAAATAGTGCTCGTGTATGGGATAGGAATGGACCCATTGAGAGAACATTGTCTCATCAGGATCTCTGTCAGGCGGGTTTACCGCGACATGCCACGACTTTATCATACAAGGTCGTTCAGCTGTAGCTAGTACCTTCTTTTTGAATGCGTTCATTGGAATCTCGTCCAGGGCACCAAAGAATCCAGGATCATTGTACTGCTTTAGATAGGCTGACTTGGCCTCTTTTGCTGAATCAAACCCAAGCATGACCTTATCTTCATCATACTTTTTGAAATCTGGCTTCTTCATCTGATGGACCACAAACACTGTTTTAGATTCCTTGTTTGGTCCAATGTACACATCGACATAATCACCGTCTACACCACAGGTTCCATTGATGTATCCATAATCAAAATGCATCTTAGTCTGGCCACTCTCCTCGCCGTGAGGGTCGTACCACTTTCTTACTGATCCTTTTTTATTCTCAATAGAAACGGGCAATCCTTGGAATGAAAGTCTTCCTTGAAGCTTAAAAGACCCTTTACTGAGATGCTTTTTGTCAGTCGTATGAGCAGCCAAATATAGAGCTTCCATTGCAATTGGGTCCAGATGCGACTCAAGGAATTCTGGATCATGGATATGCAGAACATCTGCCACCTTCTTTAGCGCCTCTTGCTTCAACTCATCCATACGATCTGAAGACAGCTCTTCAGTATCCTTACGAACTAACTTATGAAATTCTTTTGAAAACAACTCCGTCACATGATAAGTGTGAAAGAATGACGGCAGGACTCCGAAGTTATCCTTCATGAACCTAGCAAACGTCTCATAATCGAATTTATCTCCATTCACTTCGAATATGAGATCATCTTCTTTCTTCCCACTCATGATCTCTCTCAAAACATTCATAGGAGTTCTATCCATTGTGACATCAGTTGAACCGCCATGAGGAAGTCTTACAGTAATTTTAGTGTGATCATGTACCGTTACATCCTTGACACGCAACCCCAGCAAGACTTCTCTGATCCTGAATTTTGCTTGATCAACTAACGCAGTCAATAGTGCTACTGCACGGTCATGTGGGTCAGCGGACATCATCTTCTCTTGATACCACGCTCGTATTTTTGGCAGTTGCTCATCGAGATACTTGATCTCAATATTATTCTTCAACCGTGGATCTAAAATCTGATCACGATGAAGATAAATGTAAACAGGTTCTCCTGTCTGCGGATCGGTATACCTCTTGACCCAAAAGTTACCTTTCGTTCTATCCTCGTCGTATTCTGGATTGTCCTCTACTTCTACATCTTCAGGAACAGGACCACTCAACTTTCGTCCTTGCTCATCAAAAAACTCCGGTTGAGTTTCGGGATGTGGCTCGTGCGGGTCGAATACAGGATCTCCCAATACTTCGTCATAATCCCTGCTGTCCTTTGGGGCATTAGTCCCGTACACGATGTTCTTAACACCTGAAGTCTCATACAGAAACTGCGGTGCCTCTGGCTCACCTCTCTTCCCGATGTACTGCACGTCAGGAGGACTATTATTTGGTTGTTCTTCTTGCTCGGTTCTTCCAAGTGGATTCACTCCTTCGTCCTTCTTACCACTGTCTTGATCAAGAGTCTGCGGAGGTATTGGAAGATTGGCCTTCAATATATCGAGAGCTTTCTCCAACTCCTCAGATCTAGGTACTGGACCGTGTTTTGCTGACAGAGTCGAATCACGCTTAACCCACTCTGCGATTGAGTTGAACTTTGCTTTCTCTCCCAGGGAAATAGACGGATCTCTCTGAATAGACACAGCCAAATCTTTAAATGTCTGTAGTCCTTCATTCTTGATCCTCTTCTTCATACTTGGGCTGAAGAACACTCCCTCATCTCGCTCCTCTTCAGGAATCGAGTTATCAATATCGGAAAGGGTCTCTCCAAGCCTGCCGTCCCCATACTCCTGCTTTAAGGCTTGTTCAACCTCTCCCCTCTTTACTGCATCATCCATCTGACTATGAAGTTCTGCACGATTTTTGATCTCCAGTGGTGGCAAGAAGTTTTGAATTCCTCCATGTTTGGGATCTGTGTGGTTATTTATAAGAGACAACACCTTTGTGTAATCCCCACTTTTGACAGCTCCCTCAAGTTCATCCTGAACCTGCGCCATCTTAATATCGATCTCAGCAGCATCTTCTGTGTCGCTCTCCAAAGCTGCCATGTAGTGGTTGTACATGTGCTCTTCTGCTCTGTTCGCCCACTCTCGGAGATCTTCGTGTTCGATTTGCGGAGTCTTATCACTTGCATCAATCGCAGCATTGTGCGCCGACATGCGTGCTTTAGGTACTCTGCTTCCTTCAGATGATTTACCTGAATTAAATAGGTCAGAAGTATCAGTAGCTGCCGTATGTCGTTCGATTTCCCCACCTGACGCTGCTCTCATCTCATTGAGCATTTCTCCCTGCATATGGCTGTACAGATATGATGAAAACTTAGCCTTACCAGGGGTGTACCCATCAAGAGCACGATTCACTGCAATAACGGCAGGAGTAGAGATCAAATTGCCAATCATACGGCCTTTTGATTTGCCGGTGATCGGCATCTTACCCTGTTCCATCCGCTTCTTGTTAGCCTCTCGTACAAGATCATTCGCAATCTTTACCGACATGCCTTCGAATTCTCTCCTAATTCCTCCTGTAACTCGTTGCTGCTCAGCACCAGATTCCCAATCCACTCGCATCACACCTCGACGTTTACCGCCTTTCTTGGGATCTTCTGTATTCTTATAGGCAATATCTACTTTCTTTTTAGCTCCTGAGAATGCCCCAGACTCAATAGTCTCTGCCCAAGTCTTACCCTTCTCAGCAGGTTTAATATCCCTCGTGGATACTTTATCTTGACTAAGTTGAGTATGCTGCTCAGCCACTTTTTGCAGATGATTCTTGATCCCCTCAATACTGCGAAATGGTCGAAACCAGCCAGCTCCGCTCTTGCTGGTTTGGAATCCATACTCTTGGTAATGAGGACTAGACTCAATGAATCTCACGTATGGACGATTTTCAGTAGTTTCTTTCCCTGTTTTAGACTTCCCAGGCTTTCCAATATACCACTGCAGATACGGAGTTCCATCCGGTCCAAGCTCTGTACTGACATGCTGAGTCTTACGAAAATGATGCTCCAGATCATCGAAGCTCCTCATCCGTTTGTCAGCCTTAGATGGTTTCAATTTTGAAGGATCTTGTCCCTCGTCTCGATGTAGTTCCAGCGGTTTTGCTTGACCTCCAGGTCTAACGACTAGGTGAAATTTCTCCGGTACAGGTTCTCCTGTGGGAGTATCTGGATTGTTGATCGTAAGAGGAAATACCCCACCTGTCTCCATAACTTTTTGTTGAGCATGCTCGAAGCCACCCTTCGGGTCTTTGTGCTCTGGGTCTTGCTGGTGCCAATCATCATGCGCCTCTACTGTATGACCCTGCTGATTACCTGCATGCTGAATTCCGTGATTATTGTGAATCCCATCAGTATAGGTATACCGCCAAGCATCCCCTTTCCACTCACGATAGATGTACTTATGACCAGGAATAACTTCCCACTTCGCAGCTTTGACCAAAGTACCGAAGCAATAGGGGTCAAACATAAGTCCATGATTCAGTATTAGAAGCTTTTCCACACCTGCTTTTGCAAAGTCAGTCAGATACTCGTAAAAAGACTCATCTATACAACGAGACAACTTATCATTCTCTTCAATAGCCCTCTTGTCGTCTCCACGCATCAACCATCGCTTCATATGAATCCACGGGTTGCCTGTGAGAGGAATCTTGATTCCAGTAACCTCAGACCACGGTCTAAACTGATTAGCCCCTCTACGTGTAGGGCTTATTTTGATATCGGGCATCGCATATTCTGGTTTTTTATCCAGAGGGTCACCATTGATATCTCGCGGACGATAATCTTCTAGAGTATCTACTGGAGAAACCTGAGATGACGTTAGAGGCATAGCCTTCTTCACCGACTTCTCTTCCTCCTTTTCAGCCTCCTCTGCAATCAGTTCGTCTGCCTCATCCTGATCCATTTCCTCTGCTGGTTCATCTACCTCACCAGCGCCAGCAGCTTCTTCTCTTTTCTCTTCTTTTTTCTGCTGAGCTAGCTCTGGGTCTCCTCCTCTAAACTCTCCAGCTTCCTCACCAGCACCGGCCTTCTCTAACTCTTGCTCTTCTCTTTTCTCTTCTTTTTTCTCCTGAGCTATCTCTGGGTCTCCTCCACGAAACTCGTCTAACTCTTCTCCTGGTTGAGCTTTGTCGAATTTCTCCAATTTTCGATAGTAATTAGGATCATCTTCCAAGTGATCCATGGCTATTTCTTGAGCCAGTTTTTGGTCTTTTCCATGTTCAAGTTCGTGCTGTGTACCAATCTTCAGTTGATCAGAGTCGTAATCTTTCGACTCCTTTCCTGCTGCAGCACCACCAGGAATCTTTTCTACCTGTACTTTATTAATGGACTTTAAGATGTCCAGTGCTTTTTGCATATTACTATTGGACATTTTCTGGCTCCGGTTCCGCTAGACCACCATTATCAAGTACATAAGACTGATCCAACGCGAAATTAATCAAATCTTGAATGTGGTGATACGCATCAGCATCGTCTGAGTGAAGCTCTCCTAAGTTTCGAAGCTTATCAACTAGCTTGTCAGCCTCATTCTTATCATGAATTTGATAGATCTCTTCTTTAGTTGGTATCTGTACTGAGGACAGACTTGAATGTAGTAGAGAGTGACTACCCGGAGGATCCTCGGATTCTTCATTTGATTTACGCAAAATCTCTACGCTCTTTTTGAGCCTCTTTTCATATTCTTCTTTATCCATAACAGTCATTCTCCTCTTCTTATTCCATCCCCACCCTCGCGGCACATAGCGTAATCTGCAGAAACAATTGCTTATTATTAATCCTTCAGATACAATGACTCCACTCACTGTTTGGAGATCATACACATGACCAGAATAGTCAACATCCCTAATCTCGACAACTTGATCTTGCAACACCAAGCTGGGAAGTCCCTCTACAAGATTTCCGCAGAAACTGGCATCTCGCGTTGTAAACTGACCGCCCATTTCAAGGAGCAGGGTATCCAAGTGCGAGGTAGATCCGACGCACAACGTCTCAGATGGGAGACTGAAGGATTTGCTAGACTCCGAAGTATGAGTGGAAATCGTCTCGGAAAGACCAACTCCGTCACCCATAAAAAGCGATGTGCCAAGGCGCTTATGCTGAACGGCAAGGGAAGAAAACTTGGCCGATTCGAGCAAGAGACGCTGGATCTGATCAACGTCTGTGGTCTCAGTGCTGTCCCGCAATTTGCTGTCGGCATATACAATCTCGATGTCGCCATCCCCATACGCCGCATCGCCGTGGAACTCGCTGCCAAGCCTCCTTATGGAGAGGGGCTTATTCATGAGAGACAGCGTATGGAATACCTCCTCGATCTTGGTTGGTCCGTGCTGACCATTCTCTGGAGGAAAGACAGGGGATCCAGATACAAAAGTGGACCTAGATACATTTGCCTGTTCGATCCCCTCATTGTAAGACAGGAGATAATCTCCTTCTTGAACCTGACCAGCAGGAATAAATCCCCTGCTGGTTGCTATCGGGTGATTTGGGGTAACGGGAAGCGTTCGACCTTGAGCTGTTACGATTTCCCTAATCTTCCCCGTGTATGACATCTTAGTTGCCGCAATAGTATTACCCTCAACAACTGCATAACCAGCAATAGAGTTTGGGTGCAGGGGAGGGACTACTGGCCTAGCATTTAGACGCCATGGGCGAATATAATTCGTCCCCGCGTTTGCCAATAGCTCGGATAGTTTGAAAATCTTAGGATTGCCCGTCTTCTTATCCATGTAGATTCGATTACAATCATCACATGCTTTAGGATCAAGCTGAATAGTTACATCACTATCTTCACCATCAGAATGTCGGTACACATCCTCTTTATTTACAATAGCAGCGACAACACCTTGCTGTCGTGCGTTATGCATCTCAGTTATAGCTACCCTCTCCCAATTCCTCTTAGGCTCTTTCAGCTTCTCCTCAAACTCCTCAGCTACTTTAAGGTAGGTCTTTCGAGTCTCGACAGCTGTCTGAATCTCATCCCCAATAACACCTCTTACCGTAGCATTACTGACTCCTGTCTGAACAGCATTTGCCATATTTCTGAAGAGACCTTGCTGTATCTCTTGCTCCAGACCTCTAAAAACTCCCTGTGCTGATAGAGCAGCTGATTCTATTTGAAGTTCTTGGATATCTGTAAGCCCTCTCTCAGTCTTGGATACCAATTCATTCCAAGACAAATTTTTCCACTCAGCCTCTTTTAGCACAGCCTCAAGCTTACCGAGAACAAAGGCGTACTCCATTGAGTCTATCTGTACATCCATAGGGAGCGTCCCCATGGCTTTCAACCTATTAATCTCAAACTGATCCACGTATCTCGAACCCATCAAGCGAAAACTTAACCAACTCGTATGATCTCGAATCAGCTCAATAAGCCTGCTGATCTGCTCTTTAGTTAGAGCTGCCATTTATGCTGATACCATCGAAAAAAGATCATCTAAAGACTTTTTAATTTTTAGGCTCATAGTATCAGCACTCTCACCAGCTGGCTTAGCCCCTGCAGCAAATGATCCTGTATCAGGAGTAGGAACCTGAAGGTGACTGGCTGATTGAAGCTTAGCTGGCACTTTCTGTTCTTTCGGTACCTTGGTTACCTTGGAACCAGCAGTTGTAAAATCATGTAACTGCCCAACGTGCTCAATCTCCCCAGGCATGAATCCAGCTCGGGAGTCATGGAACTTGTGTCGTGACATAGAAGTAGCGTGGGTAGTATCAGGTACTCCACTCTCTTTAGCCGGATTCTCCTTATGGCGATCAGCATTCAGTCTATGATACTGTGACCAATCTGCATGGTGCTTCTCAGTATCTTTAGTCCCCATACTTTCGTGTGATCGAACATGTAAATCCGAAACCTTCCACCCGTGAGCGTGTTGAGCAGCTAACTGTGCATGGTCTTTGCGTTGGGCTTCTGGTAGTCCTGCATCCCTTGACTGACCCGCATGGTACATATGATTAGAGTAGTGATAGTCTCTCCCAGATTTAGCCGCAGCCAACTTATGCTCAGGACTCGACACGTCTGGAGAATCTTGATGTATCGCAGGACGACCTTTAATCTGGCTCGGACTATCTGCATATAAATCCTTCATCTCAGATACTCTAGTCTTAGTTCTAGGCTTTGGTCCTTCTTCCCCCAACTTAGGATCTTTATTTTCTAGAAAGTTAAAGAATTCAGCCTTTTCTCCTTCCTTAGTCGGAGGCTTCTCCCCAATACCTTTAGGACTAACAGGCTCGCGCATTGGCGGAACTACGCTAAGCTTAGGCTTGCTAACCGAGGGGGTTGCTCTAAATTGAGTCTTACCATAGGGATCAACACTAGAATCTGTACTCACCTTCTGAGCTAATCCTGCTTTACTCAAACACATCGATCTCTCAGTAGTAATGTCCCACGGATCAATATCCGCCCCCTTCTGCAAGAGGGAAACTAAATACCCCGAATGCATCGACCGCTCAAAAGAGAGAGGATAAGAAGGAGCCCTCAACATCGGTATCTCAGGTTTTTGCCCATAAACATAGAGAGGCAATCCTTGATTACCTGCAGGTCGCAATGGGCGCTTTACAATTAGATCAGCTCGCATCAGTGACCTCTCCTAAGCATAGCTGTAGCAAGAAGAATCCCTCCATCACGTATAAGTCGGAGGGCAGCTTCCTTGGTCATCAGATATTCGACTTGCAAGATTTGAAGGACTCGCTTTCCTTCAGGAGTTAGTTTTTGACCCAGACGTACTTTTTGTGCGAGTCCCTTCATCGATTACCTTTTTAATCTCTCTAGCCAGCGACTTAGAAAAAATCTGATAACTCTCATTCCAAAAGCTGACTAATTTCTTAGATGCCGGATTGTGTTTTGTAAACTCCTCCAGCGCATAATCCGTCTTCTCAGCCACATTAGCTCCTAGACGAACCTCGACCTGGAACGCTACCGCCACCCATTCCAGCATTCCAATTCAGCTCTTCTCGCTGGTGTCTGTCGAGTAACATCGCTATTGCCAAGCGTTCATCAGTTGAAATTTTAGTCATCGTCTGAGCTATCTTCGGATCTACAAGTCTGCCAAACTGCTTTGGCAACGTAAGTGTCAACAGAGCTTTCTCAAACTCAGTAACATTTCCGCCATCTTTGATCTTGTGAATTATGTCGATGATATGAGACGCAACAAATTGAAAATCTAGTCGTCCGTCAGGGTACCGACGCAGCGGAGTACATCCCTCATTTCTGGGTAAAATAGTACGATCATTGTACTGATTTCGATACTCCGGCTTATGCGTCTCCCCTGGACGGAAACTAGTAGATCTGGCCACTTGCTCTTCAGTTCCCTGTCTATAGTTCAGAGGAACAGCTCCAGCATATGGGTTATTTGACATATTGTTCTCCTACAAAGCCAAATACAGACTTTTGGCTACTGGTTTTCCTGTTTTAGATTGACCTGTCATTTGGTAAGCAGCAGCTACCGCACGTTTTTGATCATACCCTTTGTCTTTCATCAAGTGTCTAATAGTTCTACTCATAAACTCGTTGGAAGATTCTCCCTTCCTCTTCTCCATAGGCTTTCCAAACCCCTCACCTGCAGGACCGAACCCCTTCAACATCTGACTCAACAGCTCAATACTTTTGCTAACCGTTCTTGAGATCACATGAGGCTTATCGAACCCTCCCCACTTGTCATGACAATCTGGACACAATCCAGACCCGCCTGTCTTTGGGTGATGCTTAACTTCAACAGGATTTTTTAATGGAGTACTTTTGGCTCCCTCCACTACCCGATGAGGTCGATGAACTAAAATAGATCCATCCTTAGTTGTGTTACCGATCTCTCCACCAGTCTTTCCAGCAATTTTAGCTGCCTCTTCGATAGTATCGTGCTTCGAAGTCGATGCTGGAATCACATTCTTTCCACAGCCACCATTCTTTGGATTACAACGATAAGGAGACCTACCTTCAGTTGTACCTGCGTAATCCCTAGAAAGTCTTCCTGTTTTTCGATCAGGACTCCCTACCTTCGTTGGCTTTAATCTCATCAACAACGGAGGAATATTTGAGTGCTCTGGACCAGACGAAGGAAGCTTAGTCACCTTTGGTTCAGGTGAAGCTTTTACTAAATTATGACGTAAATACAAAAACATTGTTATCTCCTAGCCACAGATCGGGCAAAAAGCAAATCCACCATGACTCTTCACTAACTGATAACCGCATTCCTGGCACATATGGGATTTACTAAGAGCACAAGTTGGGCAGGAATCATTCATGCTCTTGATTATGTACCTGCGTCCACAACCAAGGCAAGATTTATGTATAGGCTGCTTAGTTCTGCGTACAGCATCCTCTTCAACCTGTTCGATAACTTCTCCACAGAGAGGACCTGTATGGACATCTTTGGCAAACTTAGCATTGCCCCGAGTCATCCCCATCGTAGCCGAACGATGTATGTCCATCTCACCTGCACGAAGTCTGGCACCTCTGACAGCTGGCATAGCTGAAGCTGTCATCGCTTTCACGAGACCTCCTCCACCGCTTCCACCTTTAACGCCACCGCCAATTGATCCAATTCCGCCCGGCATAGCTTTGTCAGCTCCTACACTGGCATCTTTTGGAAGAGGAGGAGGAGTTGGTCCAGTCTTTCCCTCCTTCTTTTCGCCCTCACCTGGAAATTTGAAATGAACATCTCCCACCTTTCCTGGCTCCTTTCCCGCAATACCAAGACCTTCAGCTTCTTTTCCGCCAAAGGTCATCTTCTTCGCCCCTGCATCATACTGAAGGGTTCCCAAGTTGGCTTTGTCCGTCCTCTGAGATTTCTCAACTACTGAAGACAGATCGTTGAGTGCCTGAAGTGATTTGTTAGACATTCTATCCTCCGATTTTCCCATCTCAGAGTCGGGTACGTCATAAGCGTGACTGTACAACTCTTTAGGTTCATCTAATGGTTTCTTACTCATCGTCCATCTCTCTCATCCTAGTAATCCAGTCGTCTAAACTGAAATCACTAGCTTTGCCAATCAGATCAGCATACTTAGACAAAGGTTGATTATCAGCCTTAGCAGGAACTTCTTCCCCTTCTTGTGGAAGTGGAGGTTCTGGTACCTGCCCACCAGCCTGAATCAGTTTTTGTTTCAACATCTCCATCTCAATGGGATGCTTCTCCTGACCCTGCTGTATTTTTTGCTGAGCATGAGCTGCTTTCAGTTCTTGCTGTGGATCAGCAGGTGGCTCTGCTGCAGGTTGTTGTGCCTGCTGTTGCTGCTGATCTGCCTCATCCTCACGCTGTTGCTTCTGGTCCATAAACTGAAGGAGCTGTACAAGCGTTGGATTCAGCGGTAAATCACCTACACCTCCAGCAATATCTGGAAGGTCCAAAGAACGACGAGCCTCATTCAAAGTCATGTAGCTCTGAATCTGCTCTTTAATCATCTCGTGTTTTTCTTGCTCAGTAAGCTCATCGAGACCAGCAAATTCAAAAACAAAATGGTCATCGATCTTGTCAATAACGTGCTCGTTAACGAGGCCAGCTATGAATCTGAGAAGTGGTTTCAAACCACGATCACGAGAAGCTTTCAGCTTCCACTCTTGAGAAGATTCAAATAGAGGAGTCTGCTGTACTCCACCATGAAGATCAAAATTGATCTCTGCCGGATCGATGAGAAAAACTGCACATGCGACTTTAAGGAGGTACTCCACCCAAACGTTAAATTGCATATCTTGATTTGTCATCTGCATGTTAATCCACTCAACACCTTCAGATTGGGTGATGGGAGTTTTCCATGCATTTTGGGTACCGGCTACCTGAGCTATCCACTGTCGCTTAAAAGCTTCGAGTTGATCTGGAGTCCAATTGTCTCCCTTGAAGTTTAAAATACCTTTAGGGTGGGCTCCTTGCATGAAGAATCGCCTATTGTACTCCTCAGCATATAGAAGGCTGGTAATGATTGTGATCAGTTGCTCCAGCTCTCCAAATCCGTATCCCTGAACATAAATATCAGTCCGTGGGTTCCTTACTCCGAAAGCTAACTCATCGAATGTGTATACATTCTGAATCTGACCATTCACCACCTGCACACAACTGATCACTTCTTCAGAGGGTTGCCCAGACCCGTACTGCTCTCCCGTGTACATATTTCCAAATCTACTAGCAGTAGGTCCAGTCATTCCCTGAATAAGATTCCTCTGGTGGTAACTGTACTGCATCGACGACGACGCATCTTGACTTGGAGCAGCAAGACGAATGGTAGAAGCGTCTATTGCGCGAAACTCAAACGGGATACCGTTATTGCGCGGAACGATTTCAAAAGAAACCTGATCATAAATTAAAGTATCCCTAATTATCATCTTCAAGAATGACTCAAATTTAGGTCTCTTTAGTCGAGTATAAGGATTCTCTCTACCCGGTTCACCACAGCTAGCTATAAAAGACTCCAACTGTTGAATAAACCTGCGCTCACTGGAAGTGGTGGAATGCTCTGGATCTTTGTGCCTGATAATGTACCCTAGAGACTTTGTGGTCCGATAAGGCTGAGAAAATGCTGCAATTTGAGCAATTCTCGTATTCACAATAGCAGCTACTACGCCAAGCTGAGTAGCCATCCTCTTCAGTGTGTCGTAGGTAAGGGAGTATTTTCTATCCTTATACCCAAGGGCATATTGAAGGGATAGTGGATCAAAGAAAGCAGATTTGGGACCACGGTCGGGCTTGTCTTTCGACATAGTCCGCCAAGCTTTCTCAAAAGCTTTAGGGTCTGATCTCATCATAGCAGGAATAGCAGAAGTAGCTTCTTTCAGCTGCTCTACTTCAGAAATAATCTGTGAGAACGGTGCTTCTGTTATAACTGATGAAGTATTAGTAGGTGCTTGCAATGACAAATAATCTAGCATTGCTAGCTCCACCGACCACTGATCTTACTCATTGATTTCCTTACCGACCCAGTGAGCCAGCGATTATACTCTGCTCGAAGCATTGGTGTCAGCTTAATTCTTCCAGAATCGATCTCCTCCTCGGAATATCCTTGAGTAACCAGGAATCGTTTCTCTGCTGGAGGTACCAGTGGTCCTTTTACAAATAGCGGAGCACCGGAAAGTGCCTTAACTGCAGCAGCGTTGAATCCTTTGGTTACGTGTTTACTCGGCTTCTCTAGCAGATTGACAGGATCTTTAAACGATTCTTGTGCTTCTTTCTGTTCTTTATCGTCATCTATTTCATCATGCCAATCTTTGCCACGCTCAGGCAAGTCGGGGGTTGAACTACCACTTATCCCTCCTGGGTATCTAGCAAAGCTGTCATTGTACTCTTTTTTTGCGTGTTTCTCCGAAGGCATAGTGTCTCGACCCGAAGAGAAGTTAGCCTTAACCAACTCGGGATTCCTCAAATATCTCCACAGATCATCAATGTGCTCTTGCTCAATGGCTATGTTTCCCTCAAGCAATTGTCGAGTACCTTCGTTTTCACCACACAGGGCAAGAACATCGCGATATAGCTTCATGCCTTCTTGCTCTCGC